TTAACATGTGGAGCATTATATTATTGAGTTATGTGATATTAGTATAGTATACTATCTTTAATGTATTCAATTTTTTTAATATTATAAAAAAGTTAATGTTAGACCCAAAAAAAAATTGATGGGCGACGGCGGGCTATATCAACCCATATATCAAAGACAATACCAAAACATATGAATACAAAATATAGACATAAGAAAGAGAATGTTTCAAAGAGCGAATATATAGCACATAATTGGTGTTATACGCTGCTTCAAAAGTTGAATGAAAAAAAGGAAACGAAGGTGAATATTCGCATCCCAAGAATATTCAGTTATAACGAAACCACACGGCAAATGGTTATGCAAAGAGTTGATGGCGACAACTTATCTAACATATATGGTGAAAATTTTAGCGACATATCTATTAATCTACAAAACGCAGTTCGTGCGTTCATCAAAATTCTAAATGAAAACTCAATAGAATATATTGATATTACGGGTTATAATTTTATGCTTGATAAAGGAGATAATTTATGGATTATTGATTTTGAGCATACTAAAATTGGTGATAGTAATAAAGAAAACAATCCCTTTCTTGAAAGATTCATTTCAGGAGAAAATGAGTGGAACCCAGATTTCAGGTAATTATAATTGTTTTGACTGCTTATTTATTAGTTTATTATATTTTGTAAATTTTTATTTTTTATTGATTATTAAATCGTTAAAATAATAATATAAATTTAGTAAGATATAACAGTAAAAAATATAATTCTAACTTAATTATGGCGACACATTTAGACGAAAAAGTTTGGGGACCGTTATATTGGAATTTTTTATATACAATTGCGATAACTTATCCGCTGAAACCAAATGAAGTTACGAAGCGCAAATACTATGATTTATTGATGAATTTCCCACTATTTTTACCGAATGAAAATATGGGTAATACTTTTTCGCGCTTTATAGATAGTTATCCTCCACAGGCATATTTATCGAGCAGAGAGAGTATGCTTAAATGGGTTTGGTTTATCCATAATAAAGTGAATGTTTTTATTGGTAAGCCAGAGATGGACTACGCCGAAGCGATGAATGCCTTTTATGAAGGTTATAAACCTAAAGATTTAAAAATAAAAGAAGACCGTAAAAACAAACACAAATACATTTTCGGGTCAATAATGGTAGTTTTAATAATCTGTATAATATTCTTATACGTGATTAACAAATAATAAATACAAATTTTATATAATTATTATATCATAATTATATAACTTATGAAATTGGAATTGTTTATAGTAATTATTGTATCAATTTTTGCCTCAAATATATATTACGATGGTAAAATTTTAGCGATACTGAAATCGTATAGCAAGTATTATAAAATGGCTATCATAGGATTTGTGGGGTTATGTGTATATATATACTTGAAGCGCTGTCCACAAAATAGACGGGAATTTTTTGAAAACGCAAATGGTTTTATTAAGTTTTTACCAATAGACCGCCAAACTACATCTATGTTAGCACCAATAATAGATTTTACAGGTAAAGCGTTGAGTGATTCTGTAAATACAAATTATGTACCTACTAACCAGAACCATAATCAAAGCCAATATAGTAATCTAACAGGACAACAAAAAAAAATATTGAATAATTCAAAAACTACAAAACGCTCTGTAAGTGAAACAAAAAAGAAATATGTAGCGTCTTCTCAAAATTGGCAATGTAAGCATTGCAACATAAAACTACCTGCTTGGTTTGAAGTAGATCATGTGGAGAAATTGGAGTATGGCGGTTCAAATAATGTTGAAAATTTAGAGGCATTATGTAGAGACTGCCACGGCAAGAAGACCGCAATGGAAAATTTATAATTATACTAATAGGAATTATATAATATATCAATAGTATAATTATGATCGATAAAAAAGACTCAAGTAATTTATTTACACGAATACAAGATTTAATTCAATATATATCAAAAAAATTCTTCCATTTATTGAATGGAATAATAAATTCCGCAAATTATAAAAGTTATCTGGGTAGTTTATTAATCTTCTTTTTTGTCGTGTTAATTCTGTTAATCAATTTAACAAATGTCTCAAGTAAAAATATGCAAATACTAGTATTATCTATTAGTGGAATTCTATTAAGTATTTTTTACTTTTTCGTTTATAGGAATGGATTCAGTGAAAATGGTAATGGTTCAAAAGCATTTGACTCGGTTCCACATGATTATTATGCAAATAGAAAGATTGTAACAAAAGATGATAAATTTGATAGTGAGAATTTCAAAAAAACTATTACCATCCCAATTATAAATTTGTTGAAATTTTCGGGTTTCCTGATAGGTAGTATAGTAGCTCTTGTATTACTTATGGTATTCATATGGTACAAATATCACCAAGGCGAAGGCTTATATACAATAACCAAAATAGTTCTTGGTATTTCAATACTGGTTTCAATTGCATCACTTTTTATGAAGTTTAATCCAGTTTCGTTTGATAAGTGTAGTGACAAAGACAATATATTTAATCGTATCTTATGTTTGATTAAGAATCTGGTATTATTTTTACCCTGTATGTTGGTATTAATGGTTGATGAATTAAATAAAGATATCAAGGCTACTCCTGGAAGCACCTTCACATTATTAATAATATTATTGATGTTGGTATTATCTTTTATGGGACTACCATTATTATTCAACTTTTTAACCAGTATGAATAAACACGACTTATTGGGCGGCAAAGGTCCGTATTATTTAGATGAGAAGCGCGTAATCGGCAAATATCAAGAATTAAGCAAAGATTATAAATCCAATCTGGCTAAAATATCAACTGAATCCAGTTCATATGCTTTGTTTGGTGAAGGACAGGGACACGAATATAACATTAAAGCAACTGCAGGGTATTTTGGTAAAGATAAATTCAAATATAATTACGCATACAGCGTAAGTTTTTATCTATATTTAAATCCTCAACCTCAAAATACAAGTTTAGCATACAATAAAGAAACTGAATTATTCAATTATGGTAATAAACCAGTAGTATTATATGATGGTGTGAATAGAAATTTAGTAATAAAGTCTAAAAGTCAAACGGGTGAAGGTAGTCAATTAGATACAATATATAAAACAAAAAATATCAAATACCAAAAGTGGATGTTTATAACCATTAACTATCAGGATAACATCATTGATGTATTTATAGATGGTAAATTAGTAGGTTCAAAAAAGAATGTGCCTCCATATTTTGGAGAGGATAAAATTACTATTGGAGAAGATAATGGAATACACGGAAGCATTAAAGATATATACTATTACGATACACCAAGACCAGCGAGCAACATAGAATTTGTTCATGATTTAACAATAAATAAAGAATGAAATCCATAATGTAAATAATTTATTCACAACTAATAAATTATTTGATTATCACAAATAAAGGTTTTAGTAAATAATACAACAAATAAAATAATAAAATATTACTTTATATTAAATAATGAAAGTGTCCAATATCATCATAATAACTACATTAGTATTATTAATTGTATATCTAAGTACCAGATTTTTATTTGTTACTGATATAATTTATGATATTATGTGTGACGCCAAGGTTCCCGCAAACAGCGACTCGGCATCAACTCTAACAGGTTCGCTAATGGCGGTTAACAAAAATATTATAGCCAATAAAGATTTCAACGAAAACAATACATCTAATCTTATGATAAGTGCTTGGTTCTTCGTTGATAATTGGGGCAACGAAATTTCTAACGAGAAGAATATCCTTTATGTATCCACATCGCCCAATTCGATTACACCATCCGAGTTAAAAGATAAATTAGTTGGTATTAGTTCATCGGTAGAGGCGTTAAGTGACCCAGCAACACCGTATAAAAATCTGGCTATTAGTTTAGATAAATTTGAAAACAATTTATTGATTGATATTGAAACATATTCGGACAGTGTTGAGAACAAAACTACATTCACAAGATATTTAATCAAAAATATTCCTATTCAAAAATGGAATAACATTACAATATCGGTAGATACAAAAACTATGGATGTTTATTTAGACGGTAAATTAAGGAACTCATTCATTCTACACGGTATTTACAAAAACAAGTATGAGAATAACGCAGAGAAAAATATCTACCTTGGTAATTTAGGAGGTTCTAACGTTGGGTTTGAGGGTTACATTACAAGAATTAGATACCAGCCCCACGCCATTAACCCACAGGATGCAAACAATATCTATAAAGCGGGTATTAGTGCTTCTCTGGCGAAAACTATGTATAATAAATACGGGTTAAAGGTTAGTTTCCTGGAGCATGACACAGAGCGTGGTTCCTTCACTATCTAATCATTATGAAAACAATTTTTTGAAATTATTATTAAAAAATTGTTAAAAATCCAACGGGGTTTAGAGAGATTATGGGGGACAATAATGGCTATTGTTTCTAAAATTTATTATAATATAATATTAATATAATTATAATAATGAATAGAGTCACAAATTTATTAGGTGATGTAAAAAAAAGAATTGTAGCATCAACACCATATGGTACAGAGAGATTTCTTGCGTCTAGTGGTGAGTTTTTAAACACTAATACATTAATCGCAAAGGCAACATTTTTATTATTGGTGATAATAATATTCATCTCCCTGTTTTATTTCTTTAGCAGACTAATTATGTATACTATGATGCCCTCCGAAAGCCCATACATCATAAAAGGTATGAAAGATGCGACACAGTCTATGACTATACCACAAACCTTTGCTGATAAAAATTCAGTTCCAATTTTCAGAAGTAAAGACGAACATGACGGCGTTGAATTCACTTACTCATTCTGGATGTATGTAAATGATTTGACTTACAACGATAGCAAAGACTTTAAGCACGTATTCCACAAAGGTTCGTCATCTAAATCGGATGGTAAGTTAGACGGGGTATATGGTCCAAATAACGCTCCAGGTGTATATTTATATACAGGTAAGAAAAATGTTGCTGATGATTTATTAGAGAAATACCCCGTATTAGGAATGATGGTTAGACTGAATGTTTTCCACGACAACGAGGACGTAAACAACCCATACAAGTATTACGATGATATATATGTAGATGCTATTCCTATCAAAAAATGGGTAAATGTAGTAATTAGAGTAACCGGTCAAAATATTGTTGATATCTATGTTAATGGAACTTTAACAAAAAGACATAAGTTAAGCAATATTGTAAAGCAAAATTATGATAACCTTTATGTAAATTTAAATGGTGGCTTTGGTGGTAATCTTTCCAACCTGAAATATTATAATTACGCAATCGGCACATTTGAAATATATAAAATTACATCGGATGGACCTGATCTTACCATAAACGAGGATACCAGTTTACAGAAGGCAAAACCATATTATTTATCGTCCCAGTGGTATTTTGATAATACTGACCCATTACATTAAGCAATTAAATAAAATATAGAAATATTTATTATAGACAATATATAATCTATAATAAATAATGGTATATTCAGATATAGTAGACGCAAGTAGAACTCATTTTATTATCATATCATCTAATTACAATGACGCTCTTGAATTTATAGGAACAAAAGTAAATATAAAAACTTGGATACCGGATAACGTGATTACGACAGATAATACGAAATTTCGTTATGAATTCAAACCCGGGGGCCCGGTATTTAATGAAGCAAATCTATCAAGTGATAAATTTAAAGACAGGGTTATTTTATCAACCAAGATTAATGACACCAATGAACGAGCAATTACATTACTAACGCAGCAAAATTTAGCCCATAATATCAAATTCATAAATAAAGACAACGATTTTACAAAGCCCCGTATTATATTTACAAAATATAATGTAACCAATAAGGTGGTTAATAACAATCAACATTTGTTTAACCCTCCCAATAATAACGGCGTCGGGGAAATCAATTTAAAACAAATTAATTTACTGGATGTCTCGTTAAATATTGATAATACCAATAATGATGTTGTAGAAACCACAGACAATACATATAAAAAATTCAATAGATTAAATTGCTATTTCAATATTTATAAACCATTTGTTAATAGTGATTATTATAAATTCAAATTAACAGATTTTGTAGATATATCATTTGCCATACAAAACGACCCTATAACTTCACCAGACAAAAACAAAGTTATTGTAAATCCTAAGTTGGTTACGGTAGTGAATAATTTCGCATCAAATACTATGGTAAATTATGATGAGACGGATTTTACGCAATTGTTTCATTATCAAGATTTAAATAATAATATGGCACCACAAGATGTATCACTTGTTCTATCTTTACCATTAAATACAAATTTAATCTTCCAGAATGATAATATTCTATTACATAACAAGTTTGATAATATTTCAAGAATCAAATTAGACTTAATATATCCTGAGTCTCAAGCAAGCGGAAATATTGTTCCTGGATATAGTGATATATGTATCAATTTCGTAGTAAATAAAGAGTATGATAATAAACCAGACTTATATGGAAAAATATATTTAACGAGTGATTTCACATATTTGAATGCCCGCGTATTAGACCACGATAATGATTTCTATTCATTCAACGCAGACAAGTTTAGCGACAACAAAGTGTATTTATCGTTAGGTAATTCTATTACTGGTATAACACAGCGGGATTTATTTACAAAGATGAAACTGGAGATGGAAACAGATACTACTATAACACCAACCACTTCAAGTAAAAAAGTAGGAAATGTAAAAAAAATATATTTCAGTAATCACGTGAATTCATCTAATATTGAAACTGAAATCAGGAACAGAAAATATTTATTAAACGAAAATTACGATTACAATTATGATAGTATTTTATATAATAATATACAAGAATCAAGTGTAAAAATTGATGTACAACAAAATTTATTAGATTATTATCATGGTTATACTGATGATTTCAGTTATAATATATATAACAGTCGTTTCAATTCTCTTGGACTATTAAATAATGAAATTAGTAGCAATCAATTTGATATGGGTCGCGGGAAAGAGGGGGGCGGATTAGATATTAGTTATCAATCAAGCAATAACATTTTTTATATAACCGATAGAGCCGATGTATCTTACAATACTGTGAATAATAAATTACGGTTCAATAACTTTTCAATTGATTCGGGTTTAGGTGAAGCCGCATTAATCAATACTCCTATTTCAAATAATCAAATTAATTATGATTACAGATATAATTACGACAAAACATTTTATAATGATATATTTTTAACAATAAACTATGATTATGGGTCAGACATAAAAGACTTATCTTTCAATACTCTCCCGCAATACGGTGATAATTTGGTATTAAATTTTCATAAAATAATTTTAACAACCGAATTTACTGCGTTGCCTG